CCTTGCGCATCATTGTTTTCAATCGCCTTGCGCCCCTTGTCAAATTGGGCTGCTTCCGCGAATTCAAGCAACGTGGATTTTGCCATTAGCTTATCAGGAAGATAATACAATGTTTCGTTGAAGTCATAAATCTGTTTATACTTAAGTTCTTCGGGTACGCTTATCGCATTGAGTATCTTTGAAAACATATAAGTCAAATATTTTAACTCCAGACTTTCCGCAACCTTGCCATAACAGGCGTCAAGGGGAATGCCCGTGAAATAATTTACCACCTTTGCCATGTACGGGTATTTTACCTGAGCCTCCCAGACTTCGTCCATGATTTCAAGGCACTTGTCCAATGCCTTTTGATTTGCGTTGAATTGGTCAATCAATGCTGGAAGGAAACGACGTACATTGTCTTTGACATTATTTGTCAAAAGGATTATTTCCAATTCTTGCACGACGTCCGTCGGCGTTGTTTTCAAGTCAATGCCCAACTTCTTTACATAGGGTTTGATCTTTTCATACGCTGCCTTCATTTGCTTTTGTGCAATCAATGCGTCAAGTTCAACCTCAGGGTATTGAGGAAGGATAAACTTGTGGAAATAAACGTATTGTTCCAACGTTATATCCGCGGCGGTCTCAGGATAAAAATACTTTGTATCGGAGTGGCTTAAATGAAATTGTACCATTATTTTCGCTTGCTTTTTCTTGTTGGTTCTGGAATGTTATCTGCGATGCTTGCGCTCGGCTCAATGTTCTTTTGATTTTCATTAACCTTTGGGGTTAATACTTTTTCATGGCTCACCAATGGCAATGATTCAGGTCTTTTTAATTCCCTGTACATTCCTGTGCCCGTCAACCGTACCGCCTTTTCCAAGTGAGAACGAAGCAAAAGAAGTTGTTTCCTTCGCATGGGGTATTCCTCAATTTCAAGTGTTATCACCTTAATCAAGTCAATGATATAGTGAGCCTTTTCGTTGTTTGTCATTTCGTTATGATATTTTTTAAATGCAATTCCCTTGCTTTGTCCTTTGGTGTCATATACTTTCTATTTCGTGTTCAACCTCTTCCCACCAATAATATTCATCTTCGCTGCCTTCTACCTCAATGTTCCATTTTTCTTTCATAACCTCCCGTGCGGTAAACAAGGCGCTTTGCTTTGCAAGGATTGAAACAAGGATCTCCTGTCCAAGTTCGCCTCCGATGCTTTGAATAAGGTTGTGGTAATGGGTGAATAATTCCTCTGCTTTTTCTTTTGGCGTCATAGGTTTTGTATTTCTTTTTTTACTTCTTTCCAATAATTAATGGAAGGGGATGTGTCATGTGTAGCCGTTAAAAGATAATGGATTTTTATTAACTCATCCACGGCAACCAAGGCGCATTTTTTAGCATTATTTTTTTTCATGTTATCGCCTAAAAATGAGGTTATTTCATTCCTGAACTTATCAATTAACTCCTCTGCTTTTTCTTTTGGTGTCATAGGTTTTGTATTTCTTTTTTTACTTCTTTCCAAAAATTAGTGTGTTCAATGCTATTATGTTTCCAAATAGCACATTTTAAAATTTCATCAACCGCAGTCAACGCGTGTCCTTTTGCCTTGGATGAATCAATATATTCCACCCAGCCTTTTGTTTCTGTTAAAATTTTTCTGCGTTCACTAAATTTATTTACTAATTCCTCTGCTTTTTCTTTTGGTGTCATGTCTTTTTAATTATGCGCAAGTGAATCAGAGCCTTGCATTAAACGAAGTGAGGCATAGCGAACTCCGTCAATCCCGTGCTGATGCATATCCATTGGCGTTGAAGATTTCTTGTCATTCCAAATATAATTCCTTAATTCAAACTTTAAATTATACGATTCCTCTGTTACAACAATCGTAAAATCAAGCATTCGTTTTATTCCGTCAACCACGCTGCCAGCGTACTTTTCCGTTTTATTCACATTGATTCCGTTTGACAAAAGCGCGTCAATCAAACGTGGCTCACTTGTATCAGCAACAATCATAGCATCCGTTTCAACCTCATTCCTAATCTTTGTAACAACCATGTCATAAGAAAGGCTTTGTTCGTAAATGATTTCCTTTACATAAATCTTATTTGCCGTGGTATCAACCGCAACTTTGACAAGCGCCAAGGGGTCTGGATAAAATCCGAAGTCAAGCCCGTAGGCGAAAGGTAGGCTTGTATCAAATTCGCCCTCCACCCAGTTTGGAAATATTACGCCATGTTTCTTATCCAGCCACTTGCCCAAAAACCTGTGCGCGTATGCCTCAGGTGACTTGCTTTTAATCGCCTCAATCTTTGCGATGTAATCCTTGCTTATATTATGGTAATTGTCAAGGTACGTCGTATGAATATGCGTTATGTCCTCATGCGTGCTTATCGGGATTGAATGCCCGTCAATCGTCTCCATGCGGTGCGACTTTTCAAACCAACGTTTCCAAATCCAATGCTCCACGTCTTGCGGGTTCATGACAAGGATAACAAGGTTAGGGGTGTCAGGCATACGAATGGATTCGTCAATGGTATCGAAGTCCTTTTCGCTTACGAATTCCTCAGCCTCGTCCACGATGAAAACATTGAGCCCAGGTATTGACTTTAACTTTGCCGTTTGATTTCCTGAACTTGTTTTGATTCCTGAAAAGATTATTTCACTCTTTGTAACCTTGTGACCAATTTGCGCGTTCGTCATGTTGAACTCGTCACCCACGCCAAGCAAGTCAATCTTTTCCCTGAACTCAGGGATAACGGAAATGTTGGCGCTTGATAACGTGTACCTTGTAAACAGTACCTTCCAATTTTTGTAAGCAAGTAACATATTACAAGCCCAAAGCCCCACGGTGAAAGACTTTGCCGAACCACGTCCACCCGTGATGAGGAAGTAACGCGTCCGCGGTTGCCAAAGGGCTTGGTATTTGTCACTAACTTTTATCTCCATCCTTTGTAAATATAATCGTTGGCACGGTCACCTTTTCCCCCTGCGTCGTGATATCAATGTTTTGCTTTGCCTTGCCATAAGCACGGTCAAGGAGCAACTGAGCCGCCTTGATGTCACCCTTTGCCGCCTGTTCCCTTAGCTTCATGATAATTGCCTCGGCTGCGGTAATACCGTCTTTTTCCTGACCCATGACATTTGCCATGATAAGGTCAAGGGCGGGAAGTTTTTTAGGGCGACCTGTTCCAACCGTGTTTCCTGATTTCAATTTGCCTCCGTGTTTTCCTTCCCTCATGATTCGAGATTTAAACGAGAATTGATTCCATTATTTTTAAAAACTTTCCAATCAACAAAATGATGAATACGGTTAAAACGTATTACAGTTTTTGCATATTGCGGCCACTGTGCCTCTAACATTTTTGCTTTTAAAAGTTTCTTTTTTGGGTCATTGCCTTTGTATAATTCATCTTGATTCCCTCCTTTCATTTTTTTGGACGTACTTACTTTATTAATTGTATAATAAACACAACTTCCAGTACTACCTCCATTATGTAATACTTGTAAACACAAATCTACATCCTCATTATATTTAAGTCTCCACCGATAAGGCAAACTATTTTTTATTAACAATGCTGAATAAATATGACAATTATTTTTAAAAGGTTTTTTAGGTATTTTTCTAACAAAATTATATTCCTCAAATCCTCCCAAATCAATATTATTTTTTAATGTGTAATTTTCAATATATGACAAAGATGTTTTTATGTCTTTTATTTGACATCTTTTTCCATTAATCCATTTATAAAAAGATGTTATGTTATCGTCAAATAACCAATGATGCGTATATCCTAATTTTATCGAATGCTCCCAACAAAAATTTCTTGCAGGAAAACTTCCAAGTCCTAAATTTGCAAAAGGTAATTTTAACACCCTTTCTTTTCCCAATTTATTTACATAACTATCATATTCTTGTGGCTCAACTGCTATTAAATAATCTAAGTTATCTGCTTCAAATAAATTTGCAGTCATTGTAACGTCAAATCTTCCTTTGCTAATTATGTAAACAGGGAATTTATTTTGCATATTTTGTACTTAAATTAACGTGCCATACCCCTACATCGTCACCACCAAATTTTTATAATCATATTTCATCTTATTTTTATCATACCATTCGGCTGCTAAATCTTCATTATCAAAAATAAAAATAATACGATGCAATCCTTTTGAATTACCAACAGGGTCAAACTCTTCATTAATATCCAATTCATCTTCATTCATTGTGTTTAATTCTGAACCTGCCGACCAATTCGGTATCTCCATGCCCCACGCTTCCAAGTCCACCACGTCCCAATCGTTCGCCAGTGTATCCCAGTCCCATTCTCCAAATGCTACATTGTCCGCAATGATAAACCGCTTCTTTTCCTCCTCAGTTAAATCGCTGCTTCGCTTTACCCATGTTTCATCCACGTCCGTAAATCCAAGTTCTTGCAAGGCGCGAAGCCTCATGTTTCCCCCGAGTACCACGTTATTTTCGTCAATGACCATCGGGCGAAGCGATAGCATCTTTGGAAACTCCTGTATGCTTTGCTTTAGCTTTTGAAACTTGTCGTCCCTTAGGACGCGTGGGTTGTTCGGGTTTGGTTTTATATCCTTTAGCTTCATATACTTTTTAACACTTGTTTACGTTTGTTGTTGACGGTGAGAAGATTTCGCTCAGTCAAAAGCCATTTTCTCCCAGCCTGCAAATGATTAAAATAATCCCCGTCCTTTTCCAACGCCTTTTCAAATTGTCCGCTTAAATCGTCGTTGCCCTCGTACAACCGCACGCCTGGGACATTGAACTCCGTTATTTCCTTCGGTGCATAAGGAACGCAACCAGTGACAAGCATCTCCATCGCAAAGTTATTCGACTTACTTTGGTTAAAATTGTCATTTGTCAACGGGAACACGGCGTAATGTGCCGCACTGTTTTTAATGAGCTCAAAGTATTGAAACAAGGAATTGTTCCACGGTATGACCTTTACATTTGGGTAAAGCGTTTTGCCCAACCACTCAGGAATACCAATAAATGCAACCTCTGTGTCCTTGCGGCTGCTGACATAATGCCAAAATATATCCACGGTTTTTAAATCCTCAATGTGTGTCATGCTTCCACGCCACAACACGCGTTTAATCTTTGCCTCAAGTTTATCAGGTGACACGGGACAAAGTGGCGTCACTTGAAAGTCAATAGCGTTAGGAATAACCATTATTTTACTTTCGTCAAAGAATTGTTTGTAAAACTCTTTGAGGTACGGCGTTGAAACGATTATATAATCGGCATACTTGAAAGCCTTTTCAACAGATTCTTTTACCTGCGTTTTACCGAAGTGTGCCGACGCTGGATTCGCAGCGTTAACCTCATGTAATAAATCGTCGTGGTCAAGAATGATTTTTTTACCCATCTTCTTCGCCTCCGCGATCATTGATAACATTCCGTCACCATTGGGCCGTTGAAACAGGATAACGTCAACGTCGTAAAAATCATACCACTTTACCGTCTCAGGATTAAGGTAAGTAATATGAAGATTTATCATCTGGGAGCGAAGCCGCATGAATGGATTAACGGAACGATAATAATCGGTCGTTGGACTGGTTAAATTGGTGACAATGCCTAACCTCATTTACTTTGTTTTTGGTATGTGTCCAATAAAAGGTTTAAAACCTCCTCCATCGAGTGTTTGACGTTTGTTTCCTTCCAAAGTTGAAATTGCAAATCAAGCAATTTTTTCCTTATTTTTTCGTCCCGATAGCTTACCGAAAACACGGCGGCGGCTGGTTTATTGACATTCATTTTTTTGTTCTTTTAATCTGTAATAACGTTCCATTTGGTATTTATTAACCCTCTCTTTGTTCGCTTGATACCACGCTTTATTCCTAATGCTTTTCTCAGCCTTCTTTTCAGGTGATTGATTCTGGTGATAAAGCCTAAAATATTCCCTTTGCTTTTGCTTTTGGTACTCGGTCATATTCTCCCGATACTGCTTTTGATACTCAGGTGTCATTTAAAATGGGAGTGATTCGTCTTTTACCGTTGTTTCATTTGTCATCTTCGGGTTGTTCTCCCCAGGCGTTGCCTTGCCTCCAAATTCAATGTTATTTACCATGCAACGAATAACGCCCGTTGGTTCTCCGTTCTTCATGTACGCATTAACCCCACCTGTTCCTTCGACTACGACATACGTACCCTTTACCAAATGAGGCGCAAGTTTGGAACCACGGTCACCCCACATTGAACACGTCACCCAAACCGTCTTTTCCGTTGGATTGTTTCCAAATGTCTTTTCCGTATGTGCCACGGAGAAAGAACAAACGGTTGTATCACCAACGGACTTGATTTCAGCATCTGTACCAAGGCGACCCGCAACTATTAATTTTATCATTGTTTTTATTTTCTTTCTGCAAATATAATATTATTTTTGTTATCAAATTTAAAATATTTTTTAAGAATATATTTATATCTTTGTGGCGCAAGTTAGTTTAGTGTTAAAATGTTTTGCGACGGCAAAAAGACGAAGATTAGATTCCTTCACTTGCAAATTAGCAAGGTGGCGGATGGGTAGCGCAAAGCGGCGACCGCGGCTGACATTGTGGGTTCAAATCCCACCCTTGTACTTACCACCCGAAGGTTGAGCAATGCTGGCACCGTGCGTTGATAAAGGGATGGAACGGTGTAAATTTTAGCAAGATGGCGGAATGGTAGACGCACAAGTCGGATGGGTGGAGTATCGTAGCCCAAGGTTATACTTCCTTAACAAAAAAAAGTAGGGAGATACTCGTACGGGTTCGATTCCTGTTCTTGCTGCTAAAAAATTAAGGTTATGAATATTAAACAATTAAAAGAATCAATCGCAAATCTTCCTGACGAAATGGAAGTGGTTTTACAAAAAGATAGTGAGGGTAACGGGTATAGTCCACTTAAAGGTGTTGACTCAGATGCTGTTTACATTCCTTATAATACATGGTCAGGGGATGTTTATTCAATTGGATGGACTTCAGATGAAGCTGATATGTCAGATAAAGAATGGCAGGAAATAAAGTCGAAACCAAGAATTTTGATTTTATATCCTGTTAATTAATATTAACTTAGTCAGGTGGCGGAATGGTAGACGCACATCCTAAATACATTCAGATGGTGGAACTGAATTAATTGGGTGTACCACTTGCGGGTTCGAATCCCGTTCTGACTACTTTTTAAACCTCTCTTAAATCTCTAATAAATCTCTCTTAACCTCTCTTAAAATTAAACCTTATTCCTAACCTCAGGAACATGGTAATAAAAAACAAAACAAATGATTGATAACAAATTTTTTTTTGACAAATCCGTTGAACTTGGTTTTACCACGCGCGACTACGAACCCCTTGTTTCCTTGCATACCAACGGCGCAAGGGTTTTGCAAATCATGGGGTGTGAATCCGTGTTTGAGTTCGGATCAGGACTTGGATTCTTTTTATCCGCCTGCCAGCGCGTGGGCTTGTATAAACACGTTGGGTATGACATTAACCCGTATGAAAGGGAATTTGCAATAAGCAAGGGCATTGACCCAGGGAGATATTTACTTGCCAAATGGGTGACGAAATACCAGTTAGGAAGATATGAATTAAAGACTCATGGTTCATACGATGCCATTTACTCCACCGAAGTCTTTGAACACATGACCGACGAACAAATTAGCTTTGTCATGCCAATCCTTTACAAGACCTGTAAAAAGTATTTTTATTTTACGTCCACTCCTCATGCCTCAGCCGATCCAGCGTTCGACATTGAATGGGGACATATTAACCTGAAGCAAAAGGACGAATGGGTTGCCTTGTTTCATCGACACGGTTTTGACTTGCTGAGGGAAGCGACGGAGGTAACGCCGTGGGGGCTTTTGTTCGTGAAACGGGAGAAAAAGTAAAGGTATGGCAAATTATATTAAGGCAGCATTGGACAAGGTTTTGACATACGAAACACCGCCAGCCGTGGTAAAATACATGGAAATGCAAAGCGCACTGGGGAATCCGCCGTGGAAAAAAAGAAGGAGAAAGTAATTAATATTTTGTATATTTGTAATGTTCTTTTGAATGGCGTAGCAGGTATTCAAAAGGAAATTGGAACAAACCATTGTTCTAACCCTTTGCCAACGAACTGCTACTCGTTGGCAATTTTTTTTTATACTCATGCAAATATTAAAAGAACTTGAAGTCTTAATCCCACCGTTAACAAGTGAGGAATTTAAGCAACTGGAACGTAATATTCTTGAAGAAGGAATACGCGACCCATTGGTGACATGGAACGGTATTTTAGTCGATGGACACAACAGGTACAGGATTGCTCAGGAATACGACATTGACTTTGAAACCGTGGAAAAGGAATTTCCAGATATTTTAACGGTAAAGGTTTGGATGATTGTAAATCAATTCGGGAGAAGGAATTTAAACAATTATCAACGGAGTGTTTTAGCCTTGCATCTTGAAGGCGTTTACAATGAGAAAGCAAAGGAAAAGCAAAAAGGAGGACAAGGAGGTATTTTGCTTCCGCAGAAATCTGCGGAAGGAAATAAATTAGAAAATGAGACAAGGTATAAATTAGGTAAAGTTGCGAACGTTTCACATGATACGATAAGCAAGGTAAAGAAGATTGAAGCCACCGCCTCCCCCGAAATCAAGGCAAAGGTAAGCACTGGGCAAATAAGCATAAACGAGGCATTTAAGGAAATCAAGAAGGAGGAGAATGAACAATCAAAAACGCAAAAGGCGATTGAGATAATTGAAAAAGTTTACGAAAGCAATACAAATATTTTTCATGGAAATTGTATCGAGTTTATTAAAACCATTGAGGATAAAAGTATTGACTGTTTAATAACCGACCCACCCTACGGCGTTGACATTCAATTTGGCGCGTATGACAATCAACTGAGCCGCAAGATTGAAAACGATGGAAACATTGACGATGCTTTGCTTTTGCTTGATGAAATGTTACTTGAAGTAAAAAGCAAATTAAAAGACAATGCACACATTTACATTTTTTGTAACTGGAAAATATATCCTCAATTCAATGCAATTATTTCAAAGCATTTTCAAATCAAGAACCTCATAATATGGGATAAATTATTCATGGGAATGGGTGACTTAAAAGGGAATTATTCGAGCTCTTATGAAATGATTGTTTTCGCTGGAGGCAACAGGGAATTTTTATCAAGACCCAAAAATATAATTCAATGCAGATTTAATGATGAAAGATTTCATAACACTCAAAAGCCCGTTGATTTAATTAAGCAACTCATTGAAAATAGTACCAACGTCAATGAAACAATTTTCGATCCTTTCCTTGGAAGTGGCTCAACTGTCATTGCGGCAAATCAATTAAAAAGAAATTTCATTGGATGCGAAATTGACGAACAAAATTATAAGATAACTTTAAAAAGACTTGAAGATGGTAAGTGTTAATTATAAAGAATTTAGAAAGTACTCAGACAAAAGCCTTCCAGAGGCAAAGGAGCATATTTCAAAATTTTTCAATCAAGGACTTTATAAAATATCGTTGGTCGAATTTATTAAGGAATCTGGAAAATATGACGATACCATTAACGCTATTGACTTATTTGTAAATATTCCTGAGTTTAAAATAAGTCACAGGGCACGAAAAAAGTACGGAGACATTATTGACATTACGATTAAAACAAGAAGCCAAAACCCTGAGGTAAAATCTGAGTACGAAAAACTTTTGGAGTTTTCTTCACTCAATAAATCATGGTTTTATTTTTATTGTTTTTATGACGAGGAAAAGGATAATATAAGCAGATATATTATTTACGATTTACGCAAATTAATCAGGCTTCCAGAGTTTAAAGACAAATCAATCTTTGCTTATCCAACAGACAAATTTAACACAAAAGACGGCGGCTCACATTTTAATTGCATAACCGTTAATAAGTTAATTGAGAAAGGTGTTATTTTGGCTGACTGGTCAAAAGGTGAAGGCGAAGCAAAATATTATATATAATTTGCCAAATATTTATTATCTTTGGTTATTCTTTTGAATCAGGTAGGAGCGATTCAAAAGAACTTCGGGACAATATCCGCATTGTTCACATTGCCCAATGAACTCCTACTCGTTGGGCATTTTTTATTATAACTTATGGAGTTTTCATTTAACGTTGAATTTGCTAATCGTTACGGTATTGACGAAGCCATTATGATAAAATCCTTCCAATTTTGGATAAGGTTAAATAAGGCTAATGGAAATAATTTTAATGATGGTAAGTATTGGACGTATAATACAAATAAGTCACTTGGTTTGTATTTTACCTTTTGGAGCGAAAAGCAAGTGCGAAGGATTATTGAAAGCCTTGTCGATAAAGGTATTTTAATAAAAGGTAATTATAATAAAATCGGTTACGACAGAACGATTTGGTATGCCTTTGTTAACGAAGATTTATACCTTTCAGATAACTTTCATTTACCAGATAATGGATTTGACCAAAAGGGAAATACCATTTTACCAAATGGGCAAATGGATATTTCCAAAAGGGCAAATCGATTTTCACGAAAGGGCGAACCTATACCAGTTGCTAACCAAGTACTAAATACATTTACTAACTCAGATAATATTGAAAATCATTCTGATTTTACCGAATTTGAAAAAATTGAAATTACTGAAAATGAAATTAACCAAAGTAAAAAGGTTAATCCATTTACTTTAATAACACAGTTAGAAAAAGAAAAAAGTTCCGCGAAAAAAGAAAAAGAAAAGATTCCCTCCCCCACTTACGCCGCCTTCTCCGTGTTTTGCCAAACCTTCGAAAACTTATCTGGCGCCGCGTATCCGACTGACCAGAATGGACATTACATCATGATGCCCAAAGACGCGGGTCAAATGAAATTTCTTATGCAATACATTGACAAAATAGACAGACAGGGCGATAGCCTTGAGGCGTTGAAGGTGTTTATTCAAGCGGCATGGAACCTGAATGACAAATGGCTGAGGGCAAATTTCACCATTGCAAACATTTACGGACAAGCCTCAAAGATATTTACCGCGTATCAAACGACAAGCCCAGCGGCAAAGGACAAGGCGTATAATGATAAATTACAAGAATTGCTTGCCGAAAGAATGGCAAAGTTTCAAGATTAATAAAAACAACCAATTATGAACAATTTACCAATGATTGCCAACCGCGTCGAAGAAAAAATACAAGACGTGCAGCTTGTTATCCAGAACCGCGAATTAAGGATTTTTAAAACAGGTACAAAGGAAGCCATCCCGAAGATTGCCCAAACATTAAGCCAACTTCTCCCCGTGTATGGCATTGAGCCAAAGCCAGAGCACTTAATGGAAGTCACCGACTTTATTTCAAATTACAAGTTACTTGCCGTCGATGAAATTAAATTGGCATTTGAAAAGTTTGCAAAACAAGAACTTGATATTAATGACCACAAATTATACGGCAAAGTTGACCTTCATGCCATTGGTCGAATATTAA